CGGCAGCAGATCAGCGACCTCGAGCAAAAGGTGTTCCAGATCGGCGGGGAGACACCGGCACCGTCCGGGCAGATCATCATGATACAGGGGAGCGGCATGACGCCGGAAATGACGGAACTGTTCGCGGCATTCGAGGCGCGGGTCGCATCGCTCGAGCAGAAAATGGCAGCGGTGGAGAAGGCGATCGGTTCGGTGCAGGTGTTCGTCGCCCGGATCATGAAGAAGATCGGGATCAGGTAGTATGGAAACCAAGGAGAAGATCAAAAAGACGATAGAGTTTTTCAGGGAGGCGTTTCAGGTGGACGGAAAGGTACGGATCATCACCGACGACGAGCGTAGAGGGTTCAAACTGGGCGCCATCGTTGAGATGCAGGACAGCAAGCGCGGTACATTTTATCTTGCACAGGTCACGAAATAGGGCAGGTTCCCTCGCGTGGGGAGACGAACGGACACAAGAAGACCGATATCACGTATTCCATCCGGAGATGGTAGAAGGTGCGCGAGCACCAGAGAGGCATCGCCTCGGTCGTGTCGGTCTGTGATCCGTGCACTCTCCTCGGGAGGGAACCATGCTCAAACTCATGGAACGGAAGGCCGAGATATGGCACTGGTTTGCGCACATAGACCTTGAAACGATACGGACGCTCGTGAACATCAAGGACATGCTCCACGGCCGGCACATAGGTCTTTATTGCGTCCGGTGCCGCATGTACGTGCCGTTCGACGATCTGGATCCGGTCACCGCGACCGGAGCAGACGAGGCGGTGATCGCAACGACGATCAACGAAGACAAGACGCGGCGCATCGGACAGCCGAGCGAACGGGAGATCGACGAGGCGATCGAGAGGGCACGCAAGCACTGAACCGAGGCGCCAAAGGGGGGCGCGAATACCCCTATCTTTTGAAGAAAAAAACACCATGAAAAAAATGATCACCTGGAAAAACGAAAAGAGGGAGGTCGCCGCGCTCGTGCCGGCCGACTATAACCCGCGCAGGATTACGGACGCGCAGCGGCGGAACCTCACCGAGAGTCTGACGCAGTTCGGCATGGTCATGCCGGTGGTGATCAACTCTAATGACCACCTGATCGGCGGACACCAGCGCATCGAGATACTTGCCGACCTCGGGATCACGGAGGTGAACGTGTCCGTACCGGACCGGAAACTGACCGATAAGGAGGAGATCGAGCTCAACCTACGGCTCAACCAGAACGGCGGCGAGTTCGACCCCGACAAGCTCAAGGAATTGAACATGGACATGCTCCTCGAGATCGGGTTCGGCGACGAGGAACTTTCTGATCTGTTCGACGCATCGGAAACGTCCGAGGACGAGTTCGACTCGAAAAAGGCGGTCGCGGCCGCGAAGAAAAAGACCAAGGTGAAAGCAGGACAGGTGTACGTCCTCGGGGATCACCGACTCATGTGCGGCGACTCCACGGATCCGGCCGAGGTGGCAGCGCTCATGGGGGGGGGCAGAGCTGATATGGTCTATTGCGACCCGCCCTACAACATCGGCCTCTCGTACGATAAGGGAGTCGGAATGAACGCCGGGAAATACCAGGGCAAGTACAACGACTCGCGGAAGGACGCCGACTACAGCGGATTCATCGAGGAGACGCTTCTGAACGCGCTTGCGAACTCGAACGACGACGCGCACGTGTTCTACTGGTGCGACGAGCGCTATATATGGCTGATCCAGACGCTCTTCGAAAAAACAGGGGTGGAGAACAAGCGGGTGTGCCTGTGGATCAAGAACAAAGCGAACCCCGTCCCGGCGATCGCGTTCAATAAGTGCTACGAGCCCTGCGTCTACGGCGTACGCGGCCGGCCATTACTGAACGGCAACTACCGGGCGTTCGACGAGGTGCTGAATAAGGAGATCGGGGGAGGGAACCGGAAGGTGGAGGACATCATCGACCTCCTGAATATCTGGATCGCGCGGCTCGACGCCGGACAGGATTATGATCACCCGACACAAAAGCCGGTAACGCTCCACGAAAAACCGCTCAAGCGTTGCACCGCGCCGGGGAACATCGTGCTCGACCTCTTCGGGGGAAGCGGGAGCACACTGATAGCCGCCGAGCAGCTCAAGCGGCGGGCGTTCCTCATGGAACAGGAGCCGGTATTCTGCCAGGTGATACTGAACCGCTGGGAGCGATTGACCGGGAAGAAGGCGAAACTGCTGACATAGGCGATTTTATGATGAACGACACAGGGGGCAAACTTTCGAGAGCTGACGAAAAAGGGCTGCTACCGCCGGAAGGGGCACCAGAGGCACAGAATGGAGCGCCACGGGGTCTGAAGCTCAAAAAGGAACGACAGAGCACGATCTTCAACAAGAGGCTGTTCCTGGAGTATTTTACGAAGACGCTGTGCTCTATCACGGCAACCTGTGAAAAGGTGCACATCACGAGGGAAACGTTTTACGACTGGCAGCGGAATGATCCGCAGTTCGTCGAGGGGATCAAGATCGCGATGCAACGAGAGCTCGACATCGTGGAGGACCGACTGAAGAAGGCGGTGCTCTCTGACAACGTGCGCGCGATCACCTACATGCTCGACCGGCGCCACCCGAAATACAAACCCAAGGCAGTGATCGAACAGGCGCCGATCGGCGAGACCGCGGCGGAAGACGACGTAGACGATTTTTTCGAGATGAACGATACTGGAGGACATGCAACCGAAAAGAGACAACCTCGCGTACATACAGGCGCGCTTCCGGATCCGCGACAAGCGCGGAAAGCTGGTGCCGTTCCTCGCGAACCCCGCGCAGCTCTACTACTGGGAAAAAAGAACCCGAAGAAACATCATCCTCAAAGCGCGGCAGAAGGGGATCAGTAAGCTCATCGACGCGGATCAACTGGTCGAGTGCATGCGCCGACCGATCAACGCGGTGGTCATTTCGCACGAGCGCGACGCCACGCAGCGGCTCTTCGCCGCGGTCAAGGGGTTCATTGAGACATCGAAGAACCGACCGACGACGAGCATCGACTCGAAATCCGAGATCCGTTTCCCGCGTCGCGGCAGTTCCTACTTCATCGGGACGGCCGGGCAAAAGGCGTTCGGCCGCGGCGACACGATAGCGCGGGCGCACCTCTCGGAGGCCGCGTTCTACACCGACCTCGGGCGGATACTGAACGGCATCGCGGAAGCGGCTGAGTTCGGACAGATAGACATCGAGACGACCGCGAACGGACGCGGCGAGTTCTATGACATGTGGCAGGCGGCGAAGTCCGGGCGCAGTTCGTACACGCCGATCTTCATCCCGTGGTTCATCGACTCGGAGTATTCGATCGAGAAGTTGACCGAGGAGGAGCGCAAAGGATTATCCGGCGGCGTGCAGGAAATGTTCGCCATACCCGATGATCAGTTCGAATTGCAAGCCGACGAAAAGGAACTGATCAAACAGGTGCAGGCCGAGTGGGGCATCGGGATCACGATCGGGCAGATCAAATGGCGGCGGGCGAAGATCTGGGACAAGGGGCAAATGTTCTTCCAGGAATATCCGGAGGACGACGTGAGCTGTTTTCTGCAGACCGGACGGAGCGTGTTCACCATGATCACGTGCGACCCGACCAAGATGATCCCGCTCGAGAACCTCGACGCATGGAAACGGAGCGAGGACGATAAGGAGAAACTGATGAAGCGCCGACTCTACGGCGGGATCGACTGCGCCGAGGGGACGCCGTCGGGCGACGCGCACTGCTTCGCGGTGATCGACGTGGATACACAGACCGGAAAGGGCGTGGTAATCTTCGAGCTATGGAGCCATGAGCCGATCGACGTGTTCTGCCACCGGGTCATGCGGATCTGCGAGAAGTTCGACATACACCTCGGGGTCGAGAAGAACGGCGTCGGGGTCGCGCACATCCAGAAGCTGCGCGAGCTCGGGGTGATACTCGACGAGTGGGAGACGACGGGCGCGTCGCGGCCGGTCATGATCACCGAACTCGAGGAGGCATACCGGAAAGGCCAGCTCATCGAAACGATCCGCGAGGCGGAAAACGAGGCGCGGGACATGGAGTACGGCGAGAACAACCGCGCCGAGCACAAGAAGGGCAGGCATGACGACCGGATCTTCGCGCGCGCCATCGCCTGGCAGATGCGCAACCGGACGACCGCCGGACTCGAGTTCGTATAGAAAAGGTGCTACACTCTAAAACTACTATGGGCATCCTCGACAAAGTTTTCTCAATCGCACGGAAGAAGGACGTGATCCAGGAGGGCGGGCTCGAACTTTTGGCGAAACTCACCGGCACGACGCTCTCGCCCAAAGGACACCTCGAGCAGTACGGCAAATCGCTCTACGTGTTCGCGTGCGTCTCGAAGATCGCCGAGAAGGTGGCGAGCACACAGGCTAAGTTCTTCCGGATCGTGAGCAGCAAGGGAGACGTCAAAGAGGTGGTCACGCACCCGGCGCTTGACCTCATGTACCGGCCCAACCCGTTCCAGACGAAGTCCGAGCTCTGGGAGACGATGATGATCAACCTGAAGCTCACCGGGGATGCGTTCTGGTTCAAGGTACGGAACAAGGGTGGGCGGGTGGTCGAGCTCTGGAACCTTAGGCCGGACATGGTGACCATCATCACCGATCCGACGGCGTTCATCAAGGAGTACCAGTTCACCAAATCCGACGGAGCGATCGTGCACTTCGCGCCCGAGGACGTGATCCATTTCAAATATACCGATCCGCTTTCGGCGTACCTCGGCATGTCGCCGCTTCGCGCCGCGCAGATCCGGGTGCAGACCGAGGGGTTCGCCGCGGAATACCAGCGTGATTTTTTCTTGAACAGCGCGCGACCCGATGCGCTTATCAAGAACCCGCAGAACAAACTCACCGCCGAACAGAAGACCGATCTGCGCGACGGCTGGAACAAGAAGTACCGCGGACCGGGCAACAACTCGAAGGTGGCGATCCTCTCGGGCGGACTGGAGTACGAGCAGATATCGCTCAATC